GAAGAAGCAGATATGTATGGTAAGAAGAAGTGGTTAAAGATTGGGATTATGAATCCTGAAACAAAAGAAGAAGATATCTTTTATACCACGGGTGAATTGCTTGCATTAGCTCAAGACTTTGAAGCTCTTTTAGCTAGAGAAGACCAAGTTGATATGGATATATATGTTTATGGGCGAGGCGTTGCACCGTCTTTGTTTAGAGGATCAGATTACCAAATTAAACCTAACTTTAAAGCTATATATGGTGAGTAAATAAATGGATGAACCAATAGATAATGTTATTCCTTTTGTTAAAAACATAAAGACTATGCAAGAGGATGAAGAACTAGACCCAACAGATGTTGAGAGTATACACAACTACGTTGTAAAAAATTTAGATGATGTACTTGAGATAGTACGTAATAATCCTCTTATGACAGGAGCAATGGTTATGACATTTGATGAGTTGGGTAGCACAAATAATTATCTTATGGGTTCCGTATCTGTTAGTAGGTTATATACTACTATGTCTTTGTATCGGAACCATGTACTAGAAATGTACCATGAAGAGGAGAATATGGAATGATATCACTTTTAGGATCAGTGCTTGGCTTTGCTTCTGGTGTCGTGCCAGAATTGGTTGGGTACTTTCGCAAACAACAAGACCATAAGTTTGAATTAGAACTGTATGAAGCTAAAGCTAAATATGCAGAGGTAATGACTGCTAATAAATTAAAAGAATTAGATTTAAAAGCTGAGATACAAGAATTAAAATCTTTATATAAGCACGATCAAACCTTAACTACAGATAGTAGTTTTATATCTGGGTTACGTTCTTCAGTTAGACCTGTTATAACATACTTCTTTTTCTTTATGTTTATTGGAGTTGAAGTTTCTGTTATCTTTAGTCTAGTAGAGCCAGACATGGTTGATAAAATTTGGAATGAAAATACACAAGGACTATTTGCAGCAGTGCTTTCATTCTGGTTTGGGAATAGGGCTATGTCTAAAGTTATGACGAAGAGACAATAAGATATACAAAGTAAAAAAACAAAATAAACATAGCCCCAAAACCAACTTTATATTTAAAGGTCGCACTCCTTCTTTCCTGTCTCTGGGTCATAAAAGCAAGCGGCTCCTTGTTCATCTTTGGTAGGAGCATCTACCTTATTAAGAATGCCATAGCGTTTACCAGCCAAGCGGAAGGTAGTAACTCCTTTTAGTTTACCTTTCCAAGCGTTTGTGTATATCTTTTTAAACTCTTCAAAGGTAACTTGATCACCAACATTGATAGTCTTAGATATAGCACTATCAATAAATGGTTGTGCTGTTATCTGCATATCAAGATGTTGATCAACTGTAAGACCATCAGTAGTCTCACATTTCATCTCATAGTTATTCCAAACATAATCTTTAAGTTTAACTATGGTTGGGCCTTCTTCTGTTATCACAGTACGATCTACCTCGTGAGCGAATACAGGCTCTAGTCCACTAGATACGTTGTCAGCACAGAAGCTAATGGTTCCAGTAGGAGCGATAGACATAAGGTGACTGTTACGCATACCGTTCTTTAGTATAGAGTCTTTAAGTTCTGTAGGAAGCCTGGATATAAATCCTGATTCTATATATTTATCTTTATCAAATAAAGGAAAGGAACCTTTCTCCTTTGCTATATCAGAACTTGCTTGATAGGCTACATGACATATAGTTTTAAGAACTCTACGTAGGAACTCTTTACTTCCTTTCTCACCATAAGATAATTCTAATAAACCTAATGCATTACCTAAACCAGTGATGCCTAAACCCATACGTCTTTTAGCTTGGGCTTCTTCCTTCTGGTTAGCTAAAGGATACTGAGTACGATCAATAACATTATCCATTGCTCGTACTATAATAGGTATATCTTTTGATAGTTGATCATAATCAAATACATACTTAATGTTACTACCAACTCTAGCAATGTTTGTGTATTTAATTAGATTAAAACTGCCAAGAAGACACGCTCCAAATGGGGGAAGGGGTTGTTCTCCGCAAGGGTTAGTTGCTTCTATAGTCTCACAATAACTAAGGGGATTGTCTTGGTTAATACGATCAACAAACAGAACTCCAGGTTCTGCCCAATCCCAGTTAGCTCTCATAATCTCATCCCATAGAGCAGAGGCATCAATGTGTTTATATACTTGTCCGTTGAATTGCAATTTAAAATCTTTCTGATTAATAACACAATCCATAAACTCATCTGTTACGCCAACAGAAATATTAAAGTTAGTAAGAGAATTATCATTTTGTTTAGCCCGTATAAACTCTTCAATATCTGGATGATCTACACGTAGAACTCCCATCATAGCTCCACGCCTATGCCCTGCTGATACAATCGTTCGACATACTGCATCAAAGATATGCATGAAGGAGACAGGGCCAGAAGCATTAGAGTCAAGAGATACAATACGATCACCACTAGGGCGAATACGGCTGAAGTCATAACCGATGCCTCCACCCCTTCGCATAGTCTCAGCAGCTTCTGTAGCCCTTTGCATAATACTTTCCATTGAATCCTCAATGGTTCCCGACACAAAACAATTATATGCTGTAACACTTTTTGGGCTACCCATTGCTGATTGGATACGTCCCGCTGGCATAAACCGCATATCTAATAGGATGCTTTTTAGAGAATTAAAATGATCTTCATCATCCGATAATGCAAAGCCAACTCTGTGCATGGCTTCTTCAAAACTTTCGTTAGGTAATCTATATTTTTTTGCATGTAGATCATCACATGCTTTTACTGTTGGTCCGTACATAGTTCCTCCTTAATAGAAATAAGTTTAGTTAAATACCATTGTGCTTTCTTCAAGTCCTCTGTTCTATTTTTATATCTATACCTCCATAAATATTTTATAATGTTTCCTTGTAGATAATATTCAAACCCCTCTCCTGTTGCTGCTTCGATAGCATCAATACATTCTATACCAGTTTGATTGTAATGTGAAGGAGAATTTACTGAACAATCAGAATCTTCTTTATCTTCTTCAGGTACATCAATTAATATCTTATCAAAATTAAAAGAAAAAGGTTCTGCCCACTCTTCATCATCTGTGAAGAGTTGTTCATTATAGCATTCCATAGGTTTACTCGCTTATTGTGTTTATAAGAACATTAATTCGTTTGCGGTTAAAGTTAACGTCACCGTCAACAATTTGTTTAACAACCTTGATTAACCATCTAGAATTAATCCCTGCTAGATAGCATACTTCATCAAGATCGTCAATATATCTTTCATTAAAAAACCAACTCAATGCTTCTTTGCGTTGGCGTTTAATAAGATCAGATTCATTAGGGAGTTCTTCTCTGCTGGCATCAAGGATAGCTTGATATATTACAGCTAAGAACAGTAGTCTTTCAGGAGAGGATTCAGTTTTTTCATCCTCTATAGGATTAAGAATAACACTGCCAACACTAGTGACAGAAGAAAAATATTCGTTGAGTAAAGAGTTACTGCTAACGTATTTATTTTTAATACTAATTAAGGTTGATTGGGTTTCTTTTTTCGTAGCCATTGTTTTGGTATAGAGCCTTCTGCCCATAAAAATGCGTGTCTGTCGCACCAATCTCCGTAAGTTGTTCTAGACTTTTTACTAAGCCTGTTGTTAGCATTTTGAAAAACAAACCTAATATCTATAGAAGGATGTTGTTTCTTTATTGTTAAGTGTTTACCTCTGTCTGATGATTTAAAGTAGCCTTTATATTCTACAAAGAAGCCGTAATCAGATAAGTAAAAATCAGGATAATAATGCTTAGTAATAACGTAAGGTAACTGAAAGTTTTCATATTCATATATTATTTTTTCATTCTCTAAATTATCTGCAAATAATTTTTCGGCATTACTTCTAAATTTAAAACTCATAAAGACATCTCTTGTGTTTGAGGTTCCTTAACAATTTTAGTAAAGAACTTAGGACCATTGCTATACTTAAATTTACGCAATCCTTGTCCATCATTAGCATCTTTCCAACATTCTTTTTTATAATCACAGTACGCACAACCTATGGCTAATACCATATTGCCTGACTTACCTTCTGGTTTATCAGAGTAACATCTAGAAGGAGGTGTGTTGTTATCTATAAAATCTTTTACATGATCTATGCGTTCTTCAAAGTTTATCATCTCAAGAGAATCAAGAGTAAGAACATGAATATGTCCTGTAACTTTATTAGCTACTACCCAGGCAGCTTCATCATCCCCCTCTGCATAGCCTGATAGTTGGGCTACATAACCAAAAGGATCATCAGAAAATATAGAACCATTCTTAAATTTATTGAATGAGTATGGTGAAGCAGACTTATAATCTACAACAACATCATTAATCTTGCCATCAGTATGACCAACAACTCCATTATTAACTATCTTTTTTTGTTGGTCTGTCACTTTATATCCTGCTGTTTTAACTAATAAAACAAGTAACTGTTCTATTAAATCTCCATACATAAATTTAATTCTAGTAGATAGGTGAAGTTCTTCTGCAATCTCTGGTTTGTTATAACTATACCACAGTTGTCTATCTGGTTTACCTATACTAGAGAAACGTAGTGCTTCATTAGAGTTAACAACGCGAGGTTCAAAAGACTTACGAATGACTGAGAGAACATCATTGGCAAATTGTTTCAGGTCATCTTCAGAAGGACAGTTACCCTCCTTAAAGATGGAAGAGATATCTGAAACTAAATTATCTAATTTACCCATGATAGTTCTCTCAGCATCCTTCTAACAGTTAGTCAAATTCAAGATCACTTGATGCACTACTGTCAGTCTTTGTTTGATCAGAAGCAACTACGTTGGAGGCTACGTAGCCATCTTCCTCATCAAACTCATCCTTGGGGATATACTCCACAAGTTCTAAAACCTGTACGTCTTTAAGTACGGCACGTACACCTGACCGATTAGCATACTTCCATTCTTTTGGATAGAAGGATACCTTAACCATAGAACCATTACCAATCATGGTTCCAGAGATATCATTCTTCTTTGCGTCAATGACGCGAGGCTTGGGTAGTTCCTGTCCATTAGTAAGGAACTGGTCTTTTTGGAGAGTGACAAAATCTCCTCTCTCATCGTCTTTGTTTTTGATGGGGATGCCCATCTCTTCAATCATCTTGACACTATCAGGGTCAACAAGTTGAACATCAATAGACCAGCGAGGTTTGCTAGGGTCAAAGGGGTTAACGGCACGATCTACTTTTGCCCAGTGGGACTTTCCTTTTAGTACAGCCATAGCTGTTTCTCCTTACAATAAAAAAGTTTTAAGATTAAGTTTAAGCAACTTGATTAAATTCAATATCTTTAATCAAGCTGTATCTAGTATAAGACTTACCATCTTCTGTACGGTTTGTCCTAGCTTCAATGTTGTATCCTTTCTTACGTAGATCAGATACAGTAGCGGTGAGATTCTCGCACCACCCATTCTCAATAGCAGTCTTACGAGTAACTCTCATACGTTTCTCTAATGCTGCTAGTAATCTATCTTGATTCGTTCGCTTAGTCATTGTCACTCCTTACTAATGTGTCTCAGCCCATGTATAGCCTATCTTATAATCACTGTCAAGTGGACAGCTAACATTTAAAATAGATTCTACATTCTTCATAGCTTGCTTTGTAACCTGTCCTAGTAACTCAGCTTGATCTTTATGTACTTCAAACTGAATCTCATCATGTATATTAGCAACAGGTTTAGCATCTATCTGTTCTTGTCGTATCAATTTAATAATTTGTATTAACCATTCTTTACAAACTATTGCTCCACCTCCTTGAATTAAAACATTAAGCGAGGCGTGTAAGCTACGTACTCTAAAATATCTACCGTCTAAGCCACGCAGCTTGTTCGTTCTTGTAGCACAGTCGGTCACGCTTGTCAACAGCCTGTCAATCGACGGGACGTTGGCAAGAAATTTCTTTCGGATTGCCGCACCCTTTGCTGTTGATTTTGTACCTATAATACTAGCTATCTTAGCAGGACCAGCACCATAAATTAGAGCGTAAATAAAAGTTTTTGCAGCATCTCTTGTAGGTAGTCCAGCCATCTTTTGATTAGCGGTATGAATATCTCCATGAAGGATTTCATTAATATAGTTTTCATCCTTCATATAATGAGCAAGTATTCTTAACTCTAACTGTGAAGCATCACACCCAAGCAGTCTATAGTCATCTTTGTTTTCTATAGTCCAACATGTCCTGCATTCTTTTCCATAAGGAGAATATGTAGCAGGAGTTTGTGCTACGTTAGGCTCATTATGACTACACCTATTAGAAATAGTACCTAGTGTCATAACTCTACCGTGTATCCTGGATGTATCTTCTGTACAAAATTTAATCCAAGATTTTATTTGTGATATTCTTTTTTGTAGTAACAAGTAATGCTTAATGGTTTGAGCTTCTGGTATATCTACAGACTCAAGAACTATTTCATTTACTATTATATTTCCTTTATCTGTTTTTTGTTTAGGTTCCCATCCTTTTTCCATTAGACGTTCAGCTATTTGTTTTCTAGATGCTGGATTAAATGGGATGTATTTTGTTTTAGTTTTTAATTCTACAACTGTAGGTGGAAATATATCTTGTAAACTTTTTTCTATACCAATGCACTCATCAGTAAGTTCTGCAAGAAATTCTGTAGCATAACAGATATCAAAATAAAAACCATATTGTTCTTGTTGATCCATAAGATATCTAAATCTATGTTCTCTAATTATACTATCATCAGAAAACTTTTTAGTTTTATCTAATAGATGTTCAAACAATTTATAAGTAAGTTCAACATCGTTGATACAATACTCTATCATTTCATCTGATAGATGAGTGAAGGGAGGAGGAGTCATCTTAGGATAAGACAACCTCTCTCCCCACGCAGAAAGTGAATGACCTGTATCTCGTATAGGATTAGACATTTGAGATAAGATCAAAGTATCTATTACATTTTTTATAGAGTGTTTGTATCCTAGTAGTTTACTTAATACACGTAGATCGTAAGACAAAACATTATGACCTACTAACACTTTGTTTTTATTAATATAATCTAAAAACTTTGTATAACACTCATCACCTTTAAATGTTAATACATTACCACTAGGATACTCTTTGCATACTATGCAATAGATAGTAGAAACGGTATCGAGAAGCCCGTCAGTTTCAATATCAAATACAACAATATCTTTATCCTTAATCAAATTCTCTATCATCATGTAGTTCCTCAGTACCATCTACATTCTCAGGGACATTATCATCAATAGGAACTTCTGTCAATCGTCCAGTAGACTTAGACCATACTAGCATAGTGGCTGGTCCTGTCTCACCAGAAAATCTATTCTTCAATATTCTAACTAATGTTCTGTTACGCTCTGCTTCACTAACAGCTTGATTGTTTCTTTCCAAAGCAAAGATCATATCAGGTAGTTGGGCAAGGCTATGTGAGCCACGTAGTTCTTTAAGGCTTACGCTTGCACCTTCTTCATGGCCTACACCACTAGGTCTACTAAGGTGACATACAACCATAAGGTGTACGTTTAGTTCTTGTACTAAAGTTCTTAGCTTTAGCATAGCAGTATCTATTGCTTTACGTTCATCGCCTAGATCATATATAACTATAGAGATGTGATCTAGAATAATATACTTACAGTCTAATCCTTTAGCCATGTATCGAATACGGCTAAGTAAGTTATCTAAATTAGTAGAACCAAAGTGATTCCAGAATACAGCATTCTTTAGTCTGTCCATATTTTTGTATGCTTCACGCCGGTCATCGTCATCCCATTGGTTATCATCAGATGCAGGGATATGAAACTTCTTGTTAGCTTCAATAGATAAGATACCATCGCTGGTCTTACGAACTGACTCTTCAAGAAATAGACAACCAACTTTTTCATCGGCATCTTTCATAAGATAGTGAGCAAGTTCTCGCATAACACTAGACTTACCCATGCCACTACCAGCAGTTACTAATACCAGTTCTCCTTGTCTCATACCATAAGACATACTATTAAGACTGTCCCAAGGATAAGGATAACTTTCAATCTTTTCTTCTGCAAAGAGTACACCTTCTATATCTTCTCCACATAAGATACCTTCTGGTGTGTAAGTCCTAGCACTCCAGAAGTCTTGTACAAACTTTTGAGATTGGCCTTGCATAAGATATTCGCAAGCATCTTTTTTGGATAGATGCATAATCTTACACCGTCCAGGCTCAAGCAAGTTAGCAATTTCTCTAGTAGCTTTACGTCCAGGTTCATCGTTATCAAAGCATAGAACTACTGTTTGAAATGTTGAGAGATAATCTAAGTTATATTTAATCTCATTAACAGCAGACGCTGCACCATTACGTACAGAAACGATAGGCCATTTACTGCCCATCATTTGGTAAGCTGCAAGACAATCCAACTCACCTTCTGTTACAGTAATAAACTTAGCTCCTTCTGCAAACAGATGTTGTCCGAATAAGCCAGTACGCTTACCCTTCTCTCCTTCTTGGTAGAACTCTTTAGTATCTACGATACGAATCTTGTTGATAATCTGTTCTTTAGAATCTTTCTCATAGTAAGGGTACACATGACAATCTTGTCCATTAATTGTACCTTGTTTAACGCCAAACTTTTTACAAGTATCAACTTCAATCTTACGATCTATAATAGGAGAGAAGCGTAGTCGATCTGATTTAAATCTTTCTTGTACTGTAGCCATTGGTTTAAAATTTCCTTTATCCATGTAAGTTATATTGGATTCAACTTCGCCATTGCTATCTAGTTTGCGATATGCTTCACAAGAAAAACAATAGGTGTTCTCTTCGTATACAGCTAATGCATCACTACTGCCACAATCAGGACAAGGTTGATGCGCCTTTATTATCTCTGACATTATAATTCAACGCCTCCTTTAATGTTGAGTGCATATCAGATTGTTCTGCAAACAAACCTACCTTACCGATACGCTTGTGCATTCTTGCTTCAGGATTAATTAGAATAAACTCTTCACGAGTTATGTAAAGTTCCCTGTTATAGTTAGGAAACTTTCCTATAACTAATACATATATATCAGCTATAAGTTTCTTAGGTTTACCATACCAATCTATATGGTTAAGAAATAAGCATCCATTATCATAGGATGTTTGTTTTAATTCAAATACTTTACCATCAATTAAAACATCTACGTCATGTAAGTAAGAGCGGGGAGCTACATCTACATCTTCTGGTTCTAAACTATATGGAATGTTATGCTTCTCTTTAAACCAAATCTCAGCCGCCATTCCTTGTAGATTTATTTCCCTTCCATTTCTATTAGGGTCTTGAACTCTTTGCTTTGCTCCTGTTCCTCTCAGTCCATCAAATATTGCATTGCAATAGTCTTCAATCTTTTTGGTTTGTTTTTTGTTGAACAGTTCGTTCGATGTCTCCTTCATCGCACTCATCTCCATATTGGATTTCATATATAACGGCACGTTTAGAGGTGTTGTTCACCAACTGATGCCAATCACCAGCGTTGATATCACAAGTCATTCCGGGTGTCAATGTCTCCTCTCGTTCCCAATTCTCATCTTGTAATGGAACAGTAGTATAAACATCAACTATTCCTTCAGCGCAAAACCATAATTCATTTCGGCCTGAATGTCTTTGCATAGATAATTTTTTACCACGATAAACAACTAACTTTTTTAATTTACTTTTTAAGTATTCGTTATCCCAATTATTATCATAAGTTATATAGTATCCCCACTCACGATAAACTTTATCTAATTCTGTTAACTCCTTTATTCTTTTGTATGCTTTGTTTAATTGTTGTTGTAATTCAAACACATTATTTTTTAGTATATCAATCATGTTCATCGGAAAGATAATCCTTGTATAATACATTGAAGGTAAATAGCTCT